GGGGCTTCAAGCGCAGATATAAACGACTACTATTCAAGATTTAGCCTTTACGTTGATGGGGTTAGTCAAACAACCAACAACAGCAATTCAAACTATGGTTGGAGCGGCGCTATATCGGGGCAAAACTTGAGAGTCGCTAAGCTTGTAAGTGGTAATACTTTGAACGGCGAGAAGATAGACGAGTTGGCTATATGGGATAGTGATCAAAGCGCTAACATTGCTGCCATCTATAACAGTGGAACGCCTTTCGATTTATCTACATTATCTACTGAGCCTAAGCACTGGTGGCGTATGGGTGACGGTGACACTTACCCCAACCTGCAAGATAGTGGAACGGAGGGGGGTTGTACTTTTGTAATGTATAGCATGACAAGTGCCGACATTGTTAATGATGTCCCATAAATTACATTAATAAAAATTTGTGTTAAACTAGCCTTATATATTTAATAAGGCTTTTTTTATGTCTCAAAATCTAGTTATAGCCAATAAAGATAATTTAGTCGTTTATGTATTCGGTGGCATTGATTTAACCCTCGCTACTGATATTCAAGTGCAGTTCGGTGCTGAGTCTTATTCGCTGGTTAACGATCCTTTAATTGTAATCGTTACATCTGCAACAGAGTTATCATTAAACCTTTCAGCAACGGCAGAGGTTGGAAAAGTATTTTCAACGGTTACTTACTTCGATGGAGCAAGTGTACTAGGCACTGACATTACATCGCGTGAACTTGGCAATGCAGATCAAATTGTTGTAGCTATTGGCACGCAGTTAATTATCGAAGATGGTTCAGTTGTCGCCAATGCTAACTCATTTGTAACTGACGATGAATACAAAGCTTACGCAAAACTTAAAGGTTACTCTATACCAGCTACACAACCAGATAGGGAGGCTAATCTTGCTAACGCTTACGACTTCCTTAACTTTACTTATGAGCAGCGATTACAGGGTTCACGGGTAACGCCTCAAACACAGACTGGCATTATGCCTCGTAACTATATTTATGCTTACGATGCTTTAGTTGCTAACGATTCAATACCGCAAGACTTTAAAAACGCGCAAATGTTAGCGGCTTTCTCTATTAACGATGGCGTTGATACTAACGCTGTAAAAGATAGTGCAAACCTAGCAGGGTTTAGTGTTGGTAGTGGCGCATACTCTGAAACTTATCAATCAGGCTCAAGCACTCCGACACTTGCACAAATGCCAGCAGTATCGAGAGTATTAAAGCCATATACTAACGCTGGTTTAAGTGGTGGTGGATTATATAAAGAAAGCATGGGGTTTTTAGGGTGAGCGCTGCACAGATACAAAAAAGGATTAAAGCTGGGCTGAAACGAGCACAGATTAAAACTGGTTCACCTACTAGTGATAAAGTGTATCTTGTTAAAAAATCGACTACGCCAGGCACTCCGATAAACCCAGGTACAACAACTACTTCAACAGTAGAGTTGGGTAATGCCATATTCATCGATTACGATGCGAAGCTTTTTGATATAAATATCCTTGCTGGTGATAGAAAGCTGATTTGTGACAATGTAAGTATGATCAAGCAAGGCGATACAATCACACAAGGCGCACTGACCTACTATGTAGTATCAATTAACGTTATAGCTCCAACTTCTGATACATTGGCTTACATTCCGCAAGTAAGGTTGAAATAATGCCGTTACTAGGTCGTGAGAAGGTTAACAAAATGACAGAGGATGCTTATCTTAGGGTTAACGATAATGTTAGGGGCGTGTACCTTTCAGGCTTGACGAATATAGTGCAGGCGACACCTGCTGACACTGGCAGAGCAAGAAACAATTGGTTTTTATCTTTAGGTGTCCCATCCTCTGACACTACAACCAGCAAAGCGCAAGGGTTGACTGCTATTCGCCAATTATCGCAAATGCCAAAAATTGTGTTAAATAAAAAGATATTCTATACAAATAACCTGCCTTATATTGGCGTTCTTGAATACGGTGGATTCCCTGTACCGGGCGGTGATTTAACTTCAGGAGGATTTAGTAAACAAGCACCTGAAGGCTGGGTAAGAAAAACATTGATACAAATGCAAAATAAAATAAGGTCGTTATGAGTCATTTTGATACTAAGCAAGCATTTATTAGCCAGCTATCAACAATAGTTAACTTGTCTGATGTTGCATTTGAGAACAATAATTTTAATCCTGCTGGAAAGGCTTTGTGGTATGCGGCTTACTACATACCAGCAACAACAGAGGCTACAGGTAAAACCTTGTCATCAAGTGATGAGCAACGAGGGATATTTCAAGTAAGTGTTTTCTGTAGTGTTAACAGTGAAAATTATGACAATGACCAGTTACAGGCTATCGACAACGTATTAACTGCGTTTAGATATAATCAACAATTAGTGTATAATAACCAAACAGTAAGCACTCTTGATTCAAATGTAAACTCAGGCACAGAATCAGAGTCGTGGTTTAAGCGTGATATATCAATAAACTATTTAACATTTTCTACAAAGTAAAGGGCAATAAAAATGGCTAAAGAACTCAATGGTACTGCTATCGTACTAAATAACACTACTGGTGAGATTGTCGGTCAAGGTGATTTTACTCACACGTTTGGCGGTACACCTATCGAAATAGGAAACAAGTCTTACGGTGATAATATAACTTATCTTGATGGAGAGTTATCAGGAAAGCAGCATGTTTTTTCTGGTCAATTTACATATAACAATGACGCTCAATTTAGAAAGGTGAGGGCGGATTCATTTACCGGAACTCAAGATACTTATACCTTGACTTACACTGGTTCAGGTGTGACTACTGATGAGTCATTTACTGGCTTGTTTGTCCCTACTGGGTTAAGTGATGGTATTCCTCAGGGTGCAAAAGTAACCACTGATTTATCATTTAACTCTAGTGGCGTTGTTACAATAACAGCAGCGGCAGATGCTTAATGATTAAGCTCTGCTACAAAGAATATCCTTTTAAGATCAGCCTCGCTGCGTGCAAGTCCTTTTTTGATAAAACAGGGCAGGATTTGCAATATATTTTCTTGATGTATTTGGATGAATGCAAAAAAACATCTGGCGTTGATGATCTGGAAAGGATGAAGCTATTTTATAATGTTTGTACATTTGAAACTGCTTCTTATGCTATTCATGCTTTAATAACTGATGATTCAATCCCTATGGCAGAAATTCAAGATGCTATGTATAGAGTTAGCTGGCTACCTAGTGACAGAAGCGACAACATGAGCGAACCTTGGCCATTAGTAATGCTTGATATCGCTGTACAGATTAATGATTACTTTTCAATAAATATGCCAGTAAAAAAAAAGGCTATAAAGGAGGGGTGAACTCTGACTTTGAGCCGTTCAAGTTTGATTACTGGAGTTGGTTTAATGCTGCGGTAAAGCAATTAAAACTAACAACGAATGATGCTTGGTCACTAGATTTTGTTGAGATATATAACCTTTTTGATCTTAATGACAAACAAGAAAACGACACAAGCATAATGTTAAACTTTGAAAGAGTTCAAAATGGAGCGTCTAAAGAATGGCTAACACAGAATCACTAATAATAGAGCTTGACGCTAAAACACAAAAGCTTGATGCAAAACTTAAAGAAACGAACAGAAGGATAGATCATCTTGACGGTTCTGTATCAAAAGCTGATAACTCCTTAAAAAAATTCTCAACATCTGCAAAAGTTATGGCTACGGCTGTAACAGCTATCGCCGCTTCGGTAGCTATAGCTGTTACTCAGGCTGGCAAATTCTCAAGAGAATTGACTATAGCGTCAAACAGGGCGGGCGAAAGTGTTGAGAATATGCAATCTCTCGCGTTTGCCGCTAATACTGTCGGTATATCACTGGAAAAAATAGGCGATATATCAAAAGATACTAACGAGAAGGTTTCTGAGTTTATAGCTACTGGAGGAGGAGGGTTTCAAGACTTCGCTGATGTTCTTGGGTTAACTGCTATAGAGGCAAAAAATGCAGCTAACGAGTTTGAAAGCTTAAGTGGCCCAGAGGTTTTGCAGGCAATGGTAAGCCGCATGGAGGCTGCTGGCATATCAGGCGGAAGGATGTCATTCGCCCTTGAAGGGGTAGCGAGTGACGCAACAGACCTTATCCCGCTCTTAAAAGACAATGGCGAAGCTTTAAAAAGCCTAAGAACTGAGTTTGATTTGTTAAATATAACAATATCAGATGCCGACATAGAAAAAATAAACAAGGTAAACAAGGAGCTCGAAAAAGCTGGAAATATATTTAGCCAAGAATCAAAGCAACTGATCGCGGATTACTCAGAAGAATTAATAGCAGCTATAAACGCTACTGTTTTTCTTGGTCAAAAAACTGCAGACACTTTTAATGTTATAGCAACATCATTGGCAACCCCGTTAAAGCTAGCACAAGCAGCGCTTAATGATTTTGTTAACGACCTAGATACATTTGATAGCGTATTAGCAGAAAGGCAACAAGCATCTGCTGAGGCGCTATCTGAATTACTTGGCGTTAGCATGGAGGATATAGGGTACGACGCTGGGAAAGTTTTAGGTAATTCCTTGGCTGATGGTTACGAGGAAGGAATAAAACCGCTAGAAATAATCATAAACAAAGGCGCTAAAAATGAAATTAGCTGGGAGAAGTTAAAGGCAAGTGAAAAACTCTCAGTTCAAAGTAGTTATGTTAAGGCAGCTAGTGTATTGGGCAATGCTTTTCTTGAGGATAACAAGGCAATACAAGCGGGTATTATTGTTGCTGATACTGCTACAGGAATAATGAGGGCGTTCGCTACATCTTCAAATATATACGAGGCGTATGCAAATGCGGCTGTAGTTGCTGCAACTGGCATAGCTCAACTTGCTAACCTAAGAAGTGCCTCAAAAGGCGGGGGAAGTGTTTCAGATGGTGGAAGCTCTAGCTCTGGCTCACAACCACAACAGCAAGACTTTCAAGCGCAAACATCATCATTAGACTTAACTGATTCAAGCTCTAGCGGCTCGACTCAACAAACAATAACATTTGGCTCAGACACAGGCGATGATTTAGTTAACGCTATTGCTGAAGCTTTAAATAAAGGCATGTCAGAAGGAAGGTTTACATAATGGCTGAATTAGCAATATCGACGTCAAATGTATTAATTGGCGTTACTCCGACAATATTGTCTGACGCTGGAACTGGTGAAGTTGCGGCGAATATATCTGACCCTGATCACTCACTAAACTATACTTGCGGCACTTCAACGGGTGACTTTCAAGTTAGTTATGGCGCACAAAGCAATATTAGCTACGTTGCTATTTCAGGGCATACGGCAGCAACCCCAACATCAGCAACTGTAGAGCTTTATGATAATGTGACTTTAATTGATACGGTCACAATAAGCAGAAACAACAACATAATGTTTACGTTTCCTGAAATGAGCTTTACTAATTTATTTATTAAGTTTATTACCGTGCCGAACAATTACCAAATGACTGTTAGCTTTATTGCAGCTGGGCAGTACATTGCTATTGAGACAGGCCAACAGGCTGGATATGCTCGTAATTGGCTAAATAGGCACGTAACACAAAGAAGTAATAGCACGTTAGAAGTTGGCC